AACTCTAAAGATGATGTTACTGCCAAGGCAATCACAAACGTTGATAAGTCTAAATATGTTAGTCAGGCTGGCGGTAGTACCGCCGCCGCTCAAAATTCATGTCGTAATAATTTAGCGGTTGCATATGATAGTTGGGGTGATGTTCAATCGTCAACAACAATGAGTATCACTATAGATGACTTTGTTAAGGAACTTGAAAAGAAAACAAGTAATACTAAATTACAAGTTCTTATTTACATGATATGTTACGCAAAAACATTTGACGAAACTAAGTTTTATGGGTATGCTAACAATTATGCGAATGTGACGTTAACAACAGACTACGGCGCAACAGGTAATGGATATTTTAGTCCTAAAAAATATTCTTGTGTTAACATTCCAAATTCAACAGGAACAAAAACGTCACAACCAGTTGCAAATTTTAATACAATTGGAGATTTTTTTGATTTTATGATTGCTAGATTATTACCAAGAATTAACCAAGTGTTTGTTGACGGAATGGGTATTACCAAATACTATGTTTGTCATTGGCCTGTTTCTAATGTTGAAGAATCTTATTATGATTCACATACTTCGGAATTTACAACTTTAGTGGCAACATTTGACAAGGCATTTAAATCTGCTGGAATTGCTGGATTAAATGTTGAGGCAACTACAGAATTAAAAGTTGCAACCACAAACCAAGAGAAAAAAAATACCGATACTTCAGCAGGTGTTACAACACAACCAAATAATTTAAACACAACTACAAATGTGGTACCGTCTTGTCCACCTCCAACAATAACATCATTCTCACCATTAACAGGTGTTAGTGGTACTATTTTAACCATTGTTGGTAACAACTTAGACGAGGTAACGGGTATTACAATAAATAACGTAACCACAACAACAGGTATAACCATTTTAAATGCATTTAATATTAATGTTGTCGTTCCTTTTAGTAATAATGGATTAACAAATATTCAACAAAACCCGATTATTGTTAGAGGAACCCATGGTAATAGTACCACGACAGGTAATTTTACATATAATCCATCTCAAGTGACTCCAATACCAAATAATACAAATAACACCAACACTCAACCACAACAAACAGGACCAGTTACTTTAGATGGTACTACACAAACAATTCCAAATGGAACTACTTTAAGTTTAAGTGTTAAAGTTAACCCTAACGCAGCAGCACTCAACATATGGACATTAGAAGATAGTGTGAGTATGATTGTTTCGGTTTATGATTATACAATTGTAAATAATGTTAGAACACAAACTTTGAATAGAACTGTTACTACGCCGATTTCAGGTTATGTATCGAATAATATCTTTAATATAACTTATAATAATATTGCGGACATATTGGTTAATAACCCAATACCTGAATTTAAAACAGTTCCTGTTAAAAATGGACAAACGGTTAGTATTAAATTTACAGTTACTGCAGTACCTACTGATAAAGTTAAAAATCCTCAAAATGATTCACAATCGTTTATTTTTAATTTTACACCTACTCCATCAACAACTCCAACATTCCCTGAATTACCACTTACTATTACATCAATAGGTGAATCACCAACATTACAAGGTAACGGATTGGAATATTTTAATATTACAAAAGAGGGTGTTAGTGAATATAAAACTTTTATATTTAACACACCAAAAGAATTTGACCCACAATATTACGGTTCTATAATTTTAATAGATAGTAATAACCAAAGGGTTAATATTAGTGGTGGTTCGGGGGTAGATACGAACTACACAAATAGGTATTATGTAAACACTAGTGGTGTGTTTAGATTAGTTATTGAATATTACCCTTATGGTCTTACATCACCAATAGGTGGTCAAGCATTAAAACAAACAGTGACAGGACCTCCATTCACTTTATAACTTAATCATATATTTATATAGAAACATTATTATGGATATTAAATCAGCATTAGATAACTATCTTGGTAAATCAACAAGATTCTCCCAAGAAGATAACGGTGACGGAACTAAACAAGTTTGTGACTTAGATACAGGGGATTGTTATACTGTAAGAGAAAGAGACGGTCTTATTGAAAGAGCTGGATACCAAACAACAGCCAATAGAAAAGTTAGAGTTGAAACCGCTAACGGTATAAAACAATTATTAAACGGTTAATATTATGAGTTTAGATAAAAAAATATTAAGTGAAATAAATAGATACAAAAGTATCAATAACTATATCATGGAACAAGACGCGGAAGCGGCACCAGATTTAGGGGCATTAACCCCTGAAGCGGGAGCGACACCCCCACCACCGCCAGCGGATGCGACTGTAACACCTCCACCACCGCCAACAGGTGGGTCTGAACCAATTGATGTTGAAAATGACCCTGATGTTGAAAAAATTGATGATGAGGGTAAATCTGATGAAAAGAAAGATGAATCATCTGATTCAGAAGAATTAGACATCACAGAATTAGTTACCGCTCAAAAAGATATTCAATCTAAACAAGATGACTATTTTGAAAATTTATTTGGTCAATTAAATAAATTAGAATCAAGATTAGGGGAGATGGATGCAATTATGAATAAACTTAACGCTCTTGAAAACAAACTTGAAAAGTATAGAGAAAAGACACCTCAAGAAAAATTAGAGTTAAGAAGTTATGATTCATACCCATTTAACCAAAAACTTTCACAATTTTTTGACGACAAACAAGAAGAGATGGAAAAAACAGGAAAAAATGATTATGTTTTAACTCCTGATGATGTTACAGACATTAACGTTAACGATATCAAAAGTTCTTTTCAAGGAAATGGGTTTAAAGACGAATATAAATACAAATAATATTAATTAAGAGAATAATGAAAGCCACCCAAAAGGTGGCTTTTTTATTTGACAAACTCAGAAAACTATACTATATTTACATAACAACTTAACAATTTAAAAAATAAAAAACATGATGAGTTCATTAGACGCCGTATTGGCACAGTACGAAAAATCACAACAAGGGGGCGGGGCCCAAAACAAAATGTCGCAAGACGAAAGAATGAAAAAGTATTTCGCTTTAATCTTAGGAGACAAAGAGAAATCAGGACAACGTAGAATACGTATCCTACCTACACCAGATGGTTCTTCACCATTTAAAGAAGCTTGGTATCACGAAATCCAAGTAGGTGGACAATGGCAAAAATTCTATGACCCAGGAAAGAATGACAATGAGCGTTCTCCTTTAAACGAGGTTTATGAAGAATTGATGTCAACAGGTAAAGAATCTGATAAAGAATTGGCGAAACAATATAAGTCTCGTAAATTCTATATCGTAAAAGTTATTGACAGAGACCGAGAAGAAGACGGTCCGAAATTTTGGAGATTTAAACACAATTACAAGAACGATGGCATCTTGGACAAAATCATTCCAATTTGGAGAAATAAAGGTGATATCACAGACCCTGAAAAAGGACGTGACCTTATCATTGAATTAACAAAATCTAAAACACCTGCAGGTAAAGAATACACAAGTGTATCTACAATTATGTATGACGACCCAACAGCGATACACGAAGAAAAGGTTCAAGGTGATTCTTGGATTAATGACGAGTTGACTTGGTTGGACGTATACTCTAAAAAACCTGTTGACTATCTTGAAGCAATCGCTCGTGGAGAAACTCCAAAATGGGATAGTGATAAAGGTGGTTATGTATACGGTAACGATACCGAATCTACAACATCTATGGGTGGAGCTAAAAAAGCTGAAACAAAGGCACCTATCGTTGACCCTCAAGCGAATGACGAGGTTGACACAGATTTACCTTTCTAATAAAACAAAACACATCATGTATGGTATCTTGTATGGTACCATACATGATTAATTTATATCATTATGGCAATAAAGAAAAACGATTTCAGTTCAGTTAAGAAAAAATTCTCAACTTCTGCAAAATACAAACCACAAAGATTTTTTGATTTAGGTCCTGATTTCTTAGATGCGGTTGGATTACCTGGTCCTGCAATTGGACATTTAAATATGTTCTTGGGTCACTCAGATACAGGAAAAACTACAGCGTTGGTTAAAACTGCCGTTGATGCTCAGAAAAAAGGAATCCTACCTGTGTTTATCATTACAGAACAAAAATGGTCTTTTGAACACGCAAAACTTATGGGTTTTGAATGTGAAGAGGTTGTTGATGAAACAACAGGTGAGTTAGATTGGGATGGATTTTACATCTTCAATAATAACTTTAGTTACATTGAACAAATTACCGACTATATTAATAGTTTGTTGGACGCACAAGAAAAAGGTGAGTTAGATTATAGTTTATTATTCTTATGGGATTCTGTTGGTTCAGTTCCTTGTAAGATGACCTTTGAAGGTAAAGGAGGTAAACAACATAATGCATCTACCCTTGCGGACAAAATTGGTATGGGTATTAACCAACGTATTTCAGGTTCTCGTAAATCTGACTCAAAATACGAAAACACATTGGTTATTGTTAACCAACCATGGGTTGAATTACCTGATAATCCGTTCGGTCAACCAAAAATTAAAGCTAAAGGTGGTGAAGCCATTTGGTTAAACTCATCATTAGTGTTTTTATTTGGTAACCAAAAAGGGGCAGGAACAAACAAGATTACTGCAACAAAAGATAAAAGAAGTGTTAAGTTTGCAATTAGAACAAAAGTTTCTGTAATGAAAAACCACATTAATGGTTTGGGTTATGAGGATGGAAAGATAATTGTAACACCACATGGTTTCTTAGCAGGAAAAGAAGCAGCAGAAGAAAAAATATCTATTGAGTCTTACAAAAAAGAATATGCTGACTATTGGAAGGATATTCTTGGGGTTACATCTTTAGATTTTGATTTAAAAGAAGAGAAAGAAGATTAGTATATTGTTCACATTATAAATCACAAACGTGATTAAAACATTATTAGTAGACGGAGATAATTTATTTAAGATAGGATTCCATGGAGCAAAAGACGTGTATAACGACGGAGCTCATGTGGGTGGAGTATTTCACTTTGTGAACATACTCCGCAAATTCCTTGAAGAGCACAACCATGATAAAGTTGTTGTGTTTTGGGATGGGGACTCAAACTCATCTATCAGAAAATCTATATATCCGCAGTACAAGGCAAACAGACGACAAGATGATATGAATGAATACAAGTACGAATCGTATTTGTATCAGAAGTCTCGAATCAAACAATATCTTGAAGAGATATTTGTAAGACAGGTCGAAATGCATGACAATGAAGCGGATGACCTTATTGCTTATTATTGTAAGATATCTAAAGACGAAAAGATTATCATTTTTTCTGCGGATAAAGACCTTACACAGCTTATCTCGGCGGATGTGACAATCTATTCACCTATCACAAAACAATACTTTAAAAACGGAGATATGATATCTCTGAACAAAGTAGATATACCTCACTACAATGTATTATTAACAAAGATATTCACTGGAGACAAATCTGATAATATTGATGGAATCCAAGGACTTGGAGAAAAAACATTAGTTAAGTTTTTCCCTCAGGTGCAGGAAAAACCCTGCACTATGGAAGAAATCTTGGATTGTGCACGAAATATCCCGCAAAAGAAACCTATAAAAACATTGGTAAATCTTTTGGAAGGTAAAACAAAATCAACTATATTTGGAGAACAGTTTTATCTTACAAATAAAATTATCGTAGACCTTAATAATCCTTTAATAACAGATGATGGAAAAGAATTAGTAGAACAGATATTAACTGATACAATAGACCCAACAGATAGAGGTTACAAAAACTTAATGAGAATGATGATGGAAGACGGTTTATTTAAGTATCTTCCCAAGAATGACGAAGCTTGGGTCAACTTCCTCAAACCATTTATGAAATTAACAAGAAAAGAAAAAAGAAACACAACAAACAAAAATTAAATTATGAAAGAGCAAGACAGCACCAAAATGGAATTCCTATTGACGTTGAATGACAACATCGTAGTTCAGAGATTCTTTAACGTTAGAGGGTTCAATCCTGAAGCAAAAAACTCATTGGACTTGTATTACTTTATGAAACAACTGAAAGAAGAACTTCAGTATCATCTAAAGATGAAAACAATTATCTATATGATTGATAATAAAGATGCAATTGTTAATGACCCCGCAATTCTCGACACCTCATTTACTGAAGGTAGTGAACAATTCAATCTTTATGTTAGAATTGGAGAACAGACAATTTGTCATAGATATTTTGACGGAAAATTATTTCCACCAAAAGTTCGTTATACTGTTGACGTACGACCATTTTTGAAAGATGTTCTCCGTGAACTAACTGACATTTTTTCAGAACAAAAATTAAGTTTTGAATATTTGGGCGTTGACCTAAACAAGTAAATATTTAATAAAACAGGGGATACTAAAACGATATATGAACAAGAATTTTGATTACTTAGGGAACACTTTCCAGATACAACTTTTAAACCAACTTATTGTAGATAAAGAATTTTCAACATCAATTATGGATGTTATTGAAAGTGTTTATTTTGATAATAAGTACTTTAAAATTATCTTGCAAATGACAAAGGAGTATCATGCAAAATATCAGTCTACCCCTAACTTTGATACTCTTGAACAAATAGTAAAATCTGAAATTTCACAAGAGTTAGTTGCCAAAATCGTTCTTGATACCATCAAACAAGTAAAAGATGCACCATTTGAAGGAACACAGTTTGTTCAAGAGAAGGCGTTGAAGTTTTGTAAACAACAAGAACTTCAGAAGGCTATGGATAAAGCTCAAAAAATTATTACTGAAGGAGATTTTGAATCTTATGACAAAGTTGAAAGTTTAGTTCGTGACGCTCTTCAAGTTGGGGAGAGAGAGACAGGTATGACCGATATCTTTTCTAACCTTGACACCGTACTTGATGAGGATTTTCGTCATCCAATACCAATAGGTATACCAGGTATTGACAGATTACTTAAAGGAGGTTTGGCAAAAGGAGAAATTGGTGTTATCTTAGCACCCACAGGTGTTGGTAAAACCACTATTCTAACCAAAATTGCGAACACAGCGTTTAATCTTGGGTACAATGTACTTCAAATATTTTTCGAAGACAACCCAAAGATAGTACAACGTAAACACTTTACACTTTGGACGGGTATTGAACCTGATAACTTGGTAAAAAACAAAGTAGAAGTAATGGCTAAAATTACTGAAATCCAAGAAACAATGAAGAACGAGTTAATTTTACAAAAACTCCCTTCAGATACTATGACTATGAATCAAATCAAAAATCAAGTCAGAAAAATGATTGCTGACGGGACAAAAATTGATTTGATTCTTTTGGATTACATTGATTGTGTGGTACCTGAAAGTTCAAGTAAAGATGAATGGAAAGCTGAAGGTTCGGTAATGAGAGGTTTTGAGGCGATGTGTCACGAACTATCATTGGTTGGATGGACTGCAACTCAAGGGAATAGAAGTTCAATATCTTCTGATGTTGTTACTACAGACCAAATGGGTGGTTCCATTAAGAAGGCACAAGTTGGACACGTTATCATTTCTGTAGCAAAAAGTTTACAACAGAAAGAAATGAACTTGGCAACAATTGCAATTACCAAATCACGTATTGGTAAAGATGGGGTTGTGTTTGAGAACTGTAAGTTCAACAACGAACTCCTTGAAATAGATACTGAAAGTTCTGTAACATTCTTAGGTTTTGAAGAACAACAAGAAGAAAGAAAACGTGACCGAGTTAAAGAACTCTTAGAAAAGAGAAAACAAAGAGAAGAGCAAAAACAATAATATAAATTAAAATAAACAAACAAGAATTATGGACGCATCACAAAAGATATTGTCGGATTTAACTGTTTACATGAAGTACGCTAAGTTCGTACCAGAGTTAAATAGAAGAGAAACATGGGAAGAGTTGGTTACTCGTAATATGAATATGCATATTAAAAAATACCCATCATTGAAAGATGAGATTAAAGAAGTATATCAAATGGTATATGATAAAAAAGTATTACCTTCAATGAGGTCAATGCAATTTGGTGGTAAACCAATTGAGATTTCTCCTAACAGAATTTACAATTGTGCTTACTTACCAATTGACCATTTAGATGCGTTTGCGGAGTCAATGTTTTTATTATTAGGAGGAACTGGTGTTGGATATTCTGTACAAAAACATCATGTTGAAAAATTACCTGAAATTAGAAAACCAAAATCAAATAGGTTAAGACGGTTCTTAATTGGAGATTCTATTGAAGGATGGGCAGACGCTATTAAAGTATTATTCAAATCTTATTTTGGTGAGCATTTATCAACACCTGAATTTGATTTTTCTGATATCAGACCAAAAGGGGCTCAACTTGTAACATCAGGTGGTAAAGCGCCAGGACCTCAACCTTTGAAAGATTGTATTCACAAATTAAAAAGTATGTTGGATGCAAAAGAAGATGGTGAAAAACTAACACCAATTGAAGTTCATGATATGGTATGTCATATTGCTGACGCGGTATTAGCAGGTGGTATTCGTAGAGCGGCACTTATTTCTTTATTCAGTGCTGATGACAACGAAATGATTGCTTGTAAATCAGGTTCTTGGTGGGAGACAAATCCACAAAGAGGTAGAGCAAACAACTCAGCGGCACTTGTTAGACATAAGATTACAAAAGAATTTTTCTTGGATTTATGGAAACGAGTTGAAGCTTCAGGGGCTGGTGAACCAGGTATCTACTTTACAAACGATAAAGATTGGGGAACAAATCCATGTTGTGAAATTGCGTTAAGACCAAACCAATTCTGTAATTTATGTGAGGTTAACGTATCTGACATTGAATCACAAGAAGACTTAAATACTCGTGTTAAAGCGGCAGCATTTATTGGAACATTACAGGCAGGTTATACAGATTTCCATTACTTAAGAGATGTTTGGAAAAGAACGACTGAAAAAGATGCGTTGATTGGTGTATCTATGACAGGTATTGGTTCGGGCGTGGTGTTAGGTTATAACATGAAAGAAGCCGCAAAGGCAGTTAAAGAAGAAAACACAAGAGTTGCTGAACTTATTGGTATCAATAAATCAGCTCGTATGACAACTGTTAAACCAGCAGGAACGACTTCATTAACGTTAGGAACATCATCAGGAATTCATGCTTGGCACAATGATTATTACATTCGTAGAGTCCGTGTTGGTAAGAATGAATCAATTTATAATTACTTGATAACAAATCACCCTGAATTAGTTGAAGATGAATTCTTCCGTCCACATGACACAGCGGTTATTTCGGTTCCACAAAAAGCACCTGAAGGTTCAATATTAAGAACAGAAAGTCCATTTCAATTATTAGAAAGGGTTAAAAAAATTACACAAGAATGGATTAAACCTGGTCACAGAACTGGTTCAAATATGCATAATGTGTCGGCAACAATTAGTTTAAAACCTGAAGATTGGGAATTAGCTGGTGAGTGGATGTGGGATAACAGAGATTTTTATAATGGACTATCTGTACTTCCGTATGATAATGGAAGTTACGTTCAAGCACCTTTTACTGATTGTACTAAAGAAGAATATGAAAAATTGTTTTCAAAACTTCACTCAATTGACTTATCAAAAGTTATTGAATTGACAGATGAAACAGATTTAAGTGGTGAATTAGCTTGTGCTGGAGGAGCTTGTGAGATTAAATAAAAAACATACAAATATTAACGAGTCAGATAAGGGGGAAGAGATTCCTCCTTTTGACTTTTATATTGAGGATGGAAAATATGTTTTCACAGAACATTATCATTTGAGACGTGGTAATTGTTGTGGAAATGGTTGTAGACATTGTCCTTATTTTCCTGCTTACAAAAAAGGAAATACAACTATATTTATAAACAATGGCTAATGGTATAACATATGGTATAAATTTTCCGTTCAGAGATTCAAAACGAGGGGATTATTTAGAATTAACGGAGCTTCAATCTCAGGAAATTAAGGCTGCTTTAATACATTTGTTGTTAACCAGAAAAGGTTCAAGATATTTTTTACCAGAATTTGGCACTAGATTATATGAGTTTTTATTTGAACCATTTGACGGATT